TTGGGCGTGGCGAAAAGTTACCAGTCTCGAAAGGGGCTGGGCTTACTGCCAAGGGTCGGGCTAAATATAATGCTGCTACTGGATCAAATCTCAAAGCTCCTCAACCCCAAGGCGGTGCAAGGAAGAAGTCATTCTGCGCCCGTATGTCTGGGATGCCAGGACCTATGAAAGATGAAAAAGGTAAACCAACCCGCAAAGCTGCGGCACTGAAGAGATGGAAATGTTGAATATGTTAGAACTTTGGACTGGTGGGTTAACCATATTTGTGGCGTTGATTGGATACATCATGAATGAGAAGTTTAACGAACTAAAACGGATTGATATTTTATTAAACAAAACCCGTGAGGAGGTAGCACGTGATAACGTCACTAAAGCAGAAGTGGAACGCATTGTTGAACACATGGACGCAAGGTTTAACAAACTTGAAGATAAAATTGACCAACTTATTAAAAGGTAAGTAATGTGGAAGCTGACAAAATTAAAAAATTTAGAACTGGTGGCTCAACTAATCCAGCTAAAGGTAAATTTAATAGGCCACGATCAAATCATGGAATGATGCAGTTACCAAATTACAGTTTAGAAAGATTTAGAGGTAAAAAAGCAGGTGGTATTTTAACTAAAAATGAAAAGGTAAACGATATGAAAAAGATGAATCCAGGCATGATGGCAATGATGGCAAAAAGAAAATCTTCTATGGCTGATAAAGAAATGCCTATGAAAAAAGGTGGTATGCCCATGGTAATGAAAGATGGCAAAAAAGTTCCAGCGTTTGCTGCTGACGGCAAAGGTAAAATGGCTAAAGGTGGCATGACTAAAATGATGGGTGGTGGTATGGCTATGAAAAAAATGGCTAAAGGTGGCGGCATTGAAGTTAAAGGCAAAACCAAAGGCACAATGATTAAAATGAAATCAGGCGGCAAGGCTTGCTAAATGCCAATAGAACCTATTGACCCTTCTAAAAAAGTTGGCGATGGTAAGAGTGATAAATACACTCCTCAAAAGGAAAAGTTTGGACCTAGCGAGTACGACAAAAAAGCAGAAAAAGTGAAACAAGATAACGAAAAAGCTAAGGCTGAAGCAAGTAAAATGGCAGAAGAGCAAAGAGCTAAAGCTAAAGCTGAAAGCCCACGCACTTATACCGAAAGACTGCAAGATATGGGAAGACTACCCAAGCCTACTGGCGGTGGTGGTGGTGGTGATTTTACTGGTATGAAAGGTTTAGATAAACCGTTTAAAGCTGGTGGCAAAGTTTCTAAAGTATTGAAAAGTCCTGGTTTTTATGCAAAAGGCACAACTAAGTCAGAACGGGAAAAGATTGTCAGTAAAGCAACAACTAAACCCCAGAGGATAGCTATGGTTGAGAAACTATTTTCAGCTAAGAAAATGAATGCTGGTGGCATGGCTTCTAAACGAGCAGATGGTTGTGCTATAAAAGGTAAAACTAAGGGAAGGATAGTGTAATTATGGGGCTTAAATTTGGAGATATTAGTCCTCTAGCAGGAATGGTAACTGGTGAAGGCATGACGGGTAATCTTATTCGTCAAGGTGTTGGTGGTGTTTTGCCTCAAATGATTGCTAAAGATGCTTATGATAGCAAGCAACAATCAATTGCAGGTGAAAAAGCAAAAGAAGATAAAAAAAATGCACAAGCTGCAGCACAAGAGAATGCCATGGTAGCTAAGCAACAAAAAGCAGAGCAAGCAAAAAATTATGTTTCTAGAGCAAGAGAAACAGGCGGATTAGAAGAATACAAATCCTATAAAAAAGGCGGTAAAGTTAAGTCTGCATCCAAACGTGCGGACGGTATTGCTATTAGAGGAAAGACTAGAGCATGAGACCAAGTCGTGGTATGGGTGATATAAACCCTTCTAAGATGCCTGGAAAGAAAACAATCAAACGCAAAGACAATCCAGAAGACGTGGAGATGTTTGCGGGTGGTGGACTTTATGCCAATATCGCTGCAAAGAAAAAACGTATAGCTTCTGGGTCAGGCGAGAAGATGCGTAGTGCTGGCGCTAAAGGCGCTCCTAAGAAAAGTGATTTTGCAAATGCTGCTAAAACGGCTCAATACAAAGAGGGTGGTACGGTTAATAAAGCTGGTAACTATACGCAACCTGGTATGCGTAAGGCTTTATTTAATAGTATTAAAGCGTCTGCCACGCATGGTACGGCAGCGGGTCAATGGTCTGCTAGAAAGGCTCAGCTCCTAGCTAAACGTTATAAAGAAAAAGGCGGCGGGTACAAGTGAAATGGTCGGACAAGCGCAAAAAGTCGATCAACTGCGAAAGCCCAAAGGGGTTCTCGGAGAAGGCTCATTGTGCCAGCAAAAAGAAGAAGATGGCAGGGGGTGGTTTAGCAAAATCCCAGCAATCTTTAAAATCTTGGGGAGACCAGAAGTGGACAACCAAGTCAGGCAAGAAGTCGTCCGAGACGGGCGAGAGGTATCTGCCCAAGAAAGCAATACAAGCGTTAAGCCCACAGGAGTACGCAGCAACAACACGAGCAAAGAGGGCGGGAAAAGCAGCTGGGAAACAGTTTGTTCCGCAACCCAAAGGGATCAAAGCAAAAGTAAAACCATATAGGAAGATATGAGTACTTCTGGAACCGTAGCATTTAATCTAGACCTTAATAACCTCATTGAAGAGGCTTTTGAGAGAGCTGGTACGGAATTACGTACGGGTTACGATATGCGGACTGCCCGTAGGTCTTTGAACCTGCTTACTATTGAGTGGGCTAATCGTGGTATTAACCTGTGGACAATCGAGCAAGGCCAGATTCTTTTAACTACAGGACAAGGCTTATACCCAATGCCTGTAGATACCATTGACATCCTAGATGCTGTGGTTCGTCAAAATAATGGCGTACAAAGTAATCAAGTTGATATTAATATCACTCGTATTTCAGAGTCTACTTGGTCAACAATACCTAATAAATTAGCTCAAGGACGTCCTATTCAGATGTGGTTTAATCGCCAGTCTGGTCAGTCCAATACGTCCTCAGCGACACTAGCCAGTACGATTACGTCAACAGCTACGACTATTCCAGTCTCTAACGCTAGTTACTTATCAACCACAGGCTTTATTAAGATTGATAACGAAACCATTAGTTACTCCAATGTAACGGGTAATAATCTAATTAATGTAAACCGTGGACAGAACGGTACGACTGCTGCGGCACATACTGCTGCTGCGGTTATTACAGTCCAAAACTTACCAGCCGTTAATCTCTGGTTAACTCCAGACGCAGGTGGTGGCCCGTATACCTTTGTCTATTGGAGACTACGTAGAGTCCAAGATGCTGGCACAAACGGCACGGTAGAGCCTGATATTCCATTTAGATTACTGCCTTGCATGGTGGCAGGACTTGCCTTTTACATGGCTCAAAAGTTACCTGACGGACAGGTACGATTACCCTTTTTGAAACAAGAATATGAAGAGCAGTGGATGATGGCTTCCACAGAGGACAGAGAAAAAGCGGCTATTCGTTTCGTCCCTCGGAACATGTTCTATGCCTAATAAATTTAGTAGTGGTAAGTATGCGATTGCCGAATGTGACCGATGTGGACAGCGATTTAAGTTAAAGCAGCTTAGAAAACTGACTATTAAGACCAAGCAAGTAAACATTAAAGTATGTCCAAGTTGTTGGGAGCCAGATCAACCGCAGTTGCAGTTGGGTATGTATCCAGTGGATGACCCACAAGCAGTACGGGAACCACGCCCTGATGTAAGCTATCAAGTATCTGGAAGTAGCGGTTTGCAAATTAACGGAACAAACGACACTACTTTACAGGGTGTTGGTTTTCCAGAAGGTGGTAGTAGAATATTTCAATGGGGCTGGAACCCTGTTGGTGGTGCTAGAGATGACGGTTTAACTCCGAACGATTTGGCACCAGAGGGTCAGGTAGGTAGCGTAACAGTAACAATAACTTAGGAGCAGATATGAAACATGAAGATATGAAGAAGGACAAACCTATGATGGAAAACGTTGCTAAGAAAGCCGTCAAAGGTCACGAGAAGCGGATGCACGGTATGAAAGCTGGCGGTGTAACGACTATGGACATGAAGAAGATGGGTCGTAACCTAGCCCGTGTTGCTAACCAAGGTATGAAAAAAACCGCAGGAAGAGGTCGATAATGGCTAACTATTCTAAAAAAGTAATGGGTAAGGAAGTTGGAGACGCTAAAGTCTATGCTCCTCCCCATACAATGACGGGTAAGGCAATCTCCGCTAAAGGTCTAACTTCCAAAGGTATGACTGGTGAAGAAGAAATGGCTAATCTAAACATTTCAGTTGACGGTATTAGTAAAGGTAACGGTAAACCCATAAATCAATACGGCAAGATTGAAATGCGTGGCGCTGGCGCTGCAACTAAAGGTCGTATGTCTAGCGGGAAAATGGGATGAACTACACGCAGTTAACTTCTGCTATTAAAGGATTTGCTGAGAATGACTTCCCAGCAACAGTCGGATCTTTTACGTCTGCCGAGCAGATTGCTCGTTTTGTTCAGTTGGCGGAGCAAAGTGTTTTTAATACCGTACAGCTACCTGCGTTTCGTCAAAACGTTACAGGTAACATGACTAGTGGCAATAAGTACGTAGCAACCCCCACAGACTGGTTAGCTACCTTTAGTTTTGCGGTGATTAATGCGGTAAATGAGTATAAATACTTACTAAATAAAGATGTTAGCTTTATCCGTGAGTCATTCCCAAGTACAGGCGCTGCGTTTTTTGGAGAACCCCAGTATTACGCTGTATTTAACGATAGCACCTTTATTCTTGGACCTACCCCAGACGCTAGTTATGCAACAGAACTTCATTATTTCTACTATCCACCTTCAATTGTGACGGCTGGAACAACTTGGCTGGGAAATAATTTTGATTCAGTACTCTTATATGGTGCTTTAATAGAAGCGGCTAATTTTATGAAATCCGATGCCGATGCGGTCACTTTATACAAAGAACGTTATGTTAGAGCCATGACAGAACTTAAACAATTAGGTGATGCAAAAGATGGTCAAGACTCCTATAGAAATGGACAAGTAAAGTACCCAGTCAGATGATTAATAAAGTTCCAGACTTATCAGGTAAAAGCATTGCTATTGTGGCAATGGGCAAATCCCATAGTCAATTTATCCTAGCCAAGACCCATTCTCAGCCAATTGATGAAGTCTGGGCAATTAATGCTATGGCAGGGGTAATTTATCACGACCGAGTCTTTATGCTGGATCCAGCCAGCCGATTCCTAGATAGTGATGATGCAGGCACTCAAACTGGACTTATGCGGTCGGTACTAGAGAAGCACACAGGACCAATCTATACCTGTGAATTAGACTCCCGTTGTCCTGGATTAGTAGAGTTTCCCCTAGATGAAGTAATTAATGCTTGCGGGACGGGATACTTTAACAACACCGTAGCCTTTGCTATTGGCTATGCAATTGCTGCCAAAGTAGGTCAAATCCACCTGTATGGGATTGATTTTTCTTACAAAAACGTAGTCCACTTTGCCGAGGCAGGTAGGGCGTGTTGCGAGTTTTTACTGGCAAAGGCAATGGAACGGGGTATTAAGGTTGGTATAGCTCAAGGATCATGTCTGTTAGACACCAGCGAGCCGACTATTAGTAAGCTGTACGGCTATCACCGTCTTAAGGATCCGTTGGTCGTAGGGCTAGAAAATGAACGGTTTGTGGCTAAAAAGTACTCTGAAATTAAAGATACGGTAAAAGACGAGGTGGAGTACAACCCACCAGAAGCAAAGAGGACATAAATGTTTGAAATTAAAACTGGCGATATTATCAGCCCCATCGTAAAAACAAGCAATTATGGCGGTTTACCGCTTGAAGAATTGACAGAACTCTGCGTAAATAGGATCATTGGGGTATCAGAAACTGCCCCGCCCGAAATTCGGGAGCAAGCAAAGTATTTCAGAGAGGCATTAGAGCGTACAATCTCTGAATATTTGAGTCGTGCAGCACAGTCCGAAAGGGCTAGTTGCATTCAAGTTTGTGTACAGGGCGGTGAAGTTGAGGCTGCTAATTTATTAAGGAGAATTTAAATGGCTTTTACAGGTAACTTCATGCCAACATCTTTTAAGGTTCAAATCTTAAAGGCTGTGCATAACTTTTCAACTGGCGGTGGTCAGACGTTCAAACTAGCTTTGTATAACAACTCAGCTTCTTTTACTGCGGCTACTACAGCTTATACAACAACTAACGAAGTAGC